AAGGAATATTATGAATTGGAAAGTCAACAACGCGAATGAATATCGAAGAATCAGTAAAGAATTGGATAACATTTATTATACTTATACGACTAACTTAGCCGTTACTAACTCATTATTAAGAAAAATAAAAGAAATTCGTAAAATTGCAACAGGTTCTACATTACCATTTGGTTACGATTTATTGCAAAAAATTAACAAAGGTGACTATAACAAAATTAACAAAATTCTCAAAGAAATATATGATGAATTATTGTTAGATAAATTTTCAAGGTAAGAGAAAAGGATATTATGTGGAAAATTAAAAAAGCTAGTGAATACGATGATATTAGAAGTGAAATCTTTAATTTGATATGTAATGGACCTACCGTACAACGATTGAATGATTTGATCAAAATTAATGTGCTTCTTGACAAAATAGGTATGATTGATAAACTTATACCGAACAAATATTATTCAAATCAAAATAAAATAGATTGCGCCAATGAAATATTAAAAGAAATTTTTGATATAATCTTACTATATAAATTGGAGTCATAATATGTGGGAAATTACAGATACAGAAAGTTTCGCTCAAGTGTATGTTGAGATTGAAGAGGAACTTTGTAAACTCGCAAGCGACGAACCGTTGACGATGGCCAGACTGCTATGTAACAATGAATGTTTTCCAACATAAACTTGGCTCTTTAGTTGAAATGCCGTGGCCGGGTGCATCAGTAACAATTGCGGATGTACTTAATTCTATGAAATCCTTTCCAACAACAGAGGAAATCAACACAGAGTTAACATATTTATATAACAAACTATTATTACAGAAATTGGAGTCATAATATATGTGGAATATTATTAACAAAGACAATAAATGGAATACAATAGAAGAATTAAATAACATAAGAATTGACTTAATTTTAAATGGAATTTACTCAAATGTAGAATCTAGTGAATTGTATTATGAAATAACGAGAATGATTAATTATCTTAGCAATGACTTTGAAGTATTTTCTCAAAAAGATAGAAATAAAACAAATATAAAATTAAAAAATCTATATAACAAAATACTTGAATTTAAACTATCACACTAAAAAGCCTACCAAATTTGGTAGGCTTTTTAGTTATCATTTACTGAAACATTTTCCATACCAGCCGTTCTAAGTCTTACAATATGGCCAACCATGAAATTTTTACTCTCTAATGATTTTAAAATTCCCAAATACTTATTTCTAATTAATGCAACTTCATTTATAATCATTTCAAAATCACAAACATCACTCTCACCAGACGCATACTTTTCTGCTTCACGACTAGATAATGCTTTATTGTATGATTCCATATATTGTTTGAAATATTTTTGCTGAAGTTTTCTTAACTCAATATTAAGATAATTCAAAATAGCCTCAATCTCTTCCAATTGAGAATATCTTGTTTCAGTTTGGCCGGGCAACTTGGCCAAATTTGTTTCCAAGTTGCCCTTAATTTTCACTTCAATTTGAGCATCCAATAATTCCTTTTCATAATATGAAATCATATCAGGAATCAACGAAATATTAGAAACAATTTTATTGTACCAAGCTGCCATTATTCACCATCTTCATCGTCTTCATTATACCAATCCGATTCATCTTCGATTTCTTCAATAACAGAATTATATGCTTCAGCAAGATCACTATCCAATTCAGCAATTGCAAGTAATTCTCCCTTATCTAAAACTGTCTCAAGATAGGTTAATAGTTGTTCAGCGGCGGAAACATGCTCCCTTCTTGGGATGTAGTCGACTAAAAGTGCCCATGTTTCAGCAACAAGTTCAGGTGTTTCTTTGCTCATTTTGTTTTTCCTTTGAAATTAAGATTAATTACTTTTTATTTATACTTTTTTAAATATAATAGTCGGTGAGGTATCAGCCTATTTTTTAATCAATTGATATTCCAGACTTATTGACGTTGCTGTTGACTTCCCATTCTCCGTTTACTTTCCTTTCTATTATTTTTTATTCAGTCTCTATTGATGCTTCTTCGGTTGAAATAGTTGTTACAACTCGTTCTGGATCAAATTCCTTCATAATCAAATCAAGAATTCCATCTTTATTTGCACTATAATCTTTCTTCCAATGTTTATGTTCCTTTCCATTTATATCAACATAAACATATCTATTGCCTTCTTTAGTAAGTAAATGTTGCTTGTCATAAAATAAATCAAAAAGACCGGAATATGCATTTAACCCTTCGGCATATGGTATATGAATATTAACTGTTTCAAATGGTTTATTATATCTAGATTTTACTACTTTACATTTCGCATTAATACCAGCAACTTCTTTAATTTTATTTCCTTCTTCATCTTCTTTTAATTTAAATGCTTCCATAGAAACAATAATACTGCTCGCAAATAAAAATCCACTTCCACCTGATATAATCCCGTCCGGATCATATTTATTTTGCGAGGAATATACGTGATTTGTTGCTACTAGGCCAATATCAAGATCGCCGAACATATTGACACAGTTTGTAATCATTGATTTTAATTGTTTTGGTTTAATTCCAAAATCTCCAGAAAGTTCTCCTGCCTCGAATTGATTAACATTAGATTCAACAAGTAGCATACCCAAAGAATCTACAACAAATAATACTTTAGGTCTATCTTCTTTTGGAATTTCTTTATATTGTTTTACAAAATCACTAATCATTTTAGCAACATCGCCAACCATTGCCATATTTAATTTTAACATCTTATCTTCGCTAGTATCTACTCCAAGAGCTTGAAGCCAATCTTCATCCAAAGCATTCTCAGAATCCACTACCACACAATAAATACCCTGTTTTTGAGCATCTTTTATAATATTACCAGATACTACTAAACTTTTCCCACTTCCACTAGGTCCAGCAAATACAGAGATCTTCCCTAATGGAATCCCTGTTTCAAATTTACCACTAATTAAATAATTTAAACAATAATTTCCTGTTGAAATCCAAGTTGAAGGGTCATGAAATCCAATAGACATGCCTTCTATACTTTTACTAATACCTTTACGAAACTTACTTAAATCAAATGGTTTACTCAATTTATTTCTCCTTCATCAAAAACAGCTTTAACTACATCATATCCTTCTGGCATACAATCTTTAAATGAGCAACCTCGCTCTTTGGCGTATGTTTTTTTAAATATATCCAGTAAATAATCTTCAAGATTACTCATTTTCTGTTCTTCATCATTTACAATAAATTCAAATGGACTAAAAGTACTACCTGTATTACTTATAAATTTACCAGTTTTGACAATATTCATAATATTCTCCTATAATAAACAGGAAGCTAGTAATTCTAGCTTCCTGTTTTAGTTGTTTAATTTAGCTTTGTTGTGCTGCTCTCTTTGCCTTAATCATATTGAGAATATCATTGGCCTTTGTTTTTCCATTACTTACTTCTGGTGTAGCAACAGCAGTAGTTTCTTGAGAGGAAACTGTAGAAACTTGAGGAGCTTCTTGTGTTGCAACATCAGTAGAAGTTACACTTGCGGTTGTTGAAGTTTCATCGCTCTTAAAATTAGCTGGACGATAGAACTGACCCCAACGAGCGGTATCATAAGCCTCACCATTTACTGATGCTTCAAACATTTCCTTGATAATATCCAAGTCTTGTTGAGTTGGTTTCTTACCAAGATAATCAGACAAATTAGCTAACTTATACTTTTCAATTGCTGCCAATTCATCTGGTGTCAATGAACTTTCCTTGCGAGAATATGAACTTGTTCCATAATCTGCATACTGACCCTTGGCTGTCTTTGCCATTCTAAAATCAGAACCATTTGAAAAATCTGTTGGAAGATTATCCATATCCTTATCTAGTAGGCCAGCCTTAATAAGATTAAATAGTTGCTTATTAAACGAAAACTTACGAATTGGATTTTCTGGAGATTTGTCGTCTGGAACTGAATTTACACGAACAAATCCTTGCATGATAAAAGTAGGTTTCTTCCAATACTTGTTTGCCAATTCTGTTGATGCTTGGTCCTTTTCTTTATACCAACCACGAACTTCATTTAAAATTGGACAACCTTGTGCAAAATCTGTTGGCTCTTCACCCAAAAATGGAGTTCTTGAATTACCTTCCTTATCTGGCAGTCGATCGATACATGGCACCGTGACATACACAGGCTTCGCATCACCATTTTTAACTCCATTAAATGGAAGTTTGATTGAATACTTTGTTACCCAGAAATACGGGTTTTCTAGATTTCCATCTGGTACAAAACGAACTTCTGATGTTGACCCATTTGGGGCATTCCAGAAAGGAAATGTGCTGTTATCAAAATTTTGATTGTTGTTATTTGTTTCGGCTTGCTGTAATCTTGCCCTGATTTCTGCTAATGTATTACTCATTTTTAACACTCCTTGTTTAACACACCATAATTAAATTCCATGTTTGACACACCATGTTTGTTACTGTATTAATAGTAACACTACTATTTATCTTAGTCAAGCAAAATATCTATTTTTCTTTTTACAATATTTAAATTCCACTCAATTTTTTAATTTCATTTAATTCTTTATCCTCACCCGATATTAGTGACAACGGAGATTTAGAACCAGAAGTATTTTTCAATTTTTCAATTTCTTTACGAGAATGAAAATCATTCATTGGTTTTAAATTTGGATGAGACAGCGGACTACCATCTCCGGCGGAGCATGGTTCATCGGCTTCATTTAATTTAGACATTGCCCTTAATGCTTTTTCAATTCTTGCTTTTTCTTCTTTACACATTCTATCGGTTGCTCTACCATGTCTCAAA